TGTCCAAGTCATTCAGCAGTCCGATCTGACACCCGAGCAGCAAGATCAACTCCTGCTCCGCATGCAGGCGGCTGGTCTTGGCGCTCTCGCTTGATCCGCTCAGCGCAGCACGCGCTCAGATCCAGCTGGGCCGCAGTGCTGGCCCTGTCGTGCGTGACAGCAATGCCCTGCTCGCTCGCATCTACAGCGACCTGCACCCCAAGCAGCAGGCCTTCATCGACGACACCGATCACAAGATCGTCGCCCTCTGCGCCGGCTACGGCTCCGGCAAAACCCGTGCCTTAGCCGCCAAAGCCGTCAACCTTGCCATCGCTAATCAGGGCTTCATCGGTTGCGTCATGGAGCCAACCGGCCCCCTGATCCGCGACATCTGGCAGAACGATTTCGACGACTTCCTAGAGGCCTACGACATCCCCTACACGTTCCGGGCCTCACCGCTGCCGGAATACATCCTGCACCTACCCGGCGGTGATACCAAGATTCTGTGCCGTTCGTTTGAGAACTGGACACGCCTCATCGGTCTCAACCTCGCCTGGTGTCTCGCTGACGAGGTGGACACCGTGAACAAGACGCTGGCGCAAAAAGCATTCACTAAAATCCTTGGCCGCCTTCGCTCCGGTAACACCCGCCAGTTCGCTGCTGCCTCCACACCCGAGGGCTACAGCTGGCTGTACCAGAACTTCGGCACCGAGGAAGCCCTAGCCCGTGAGGATCGGCATCTCATCAGGATGCGCACCTACGACAACCCGCATCTACCGCCGGACTTCATTGAAACCCTGAAGGCCAACTACGACCCGAGCTTGCTGCTGGCCTACTTGGAAGGGCAATGGGTCAACCTGACCACCGGGCAGGTCTACGACCGCTTCAGCCGCGACAAGCACGTTCAGCCTGTCACCTGGGATGTGGATGAGCCGATCTTGCTAGGCGTTGACTTCAACGTCGGCAACATGTCCGGCATCCTTGGGGTCCGCCGTGGCAACACGCTGCACATCTTCGATGAGATCAGCGGTGCTCACGACACTGATGCCCTAGGCCAAGAGGTGCGCCGCCGCTACGGCAAAGCCCGCATCCTCGGCTACCCCGATGCCTCCGGCGCTGCCCGCAGCACCAACAGCTCCCGCAGCGATGTGGCGATCCTTGAGGCCTACGACATCCACAACATGGCGCCGAAGGCCAACCCACCGGTGCGTGATCGCATCGCAGCGGTGCAAGCCCTGCTGGAGAACGGCAATGGTGATGTGCGGCTGTTCGTCGATCCGCGCTGCAAGCGGACCATTGAGTGCCTAGAGCTGCAGAGCTACAACGACAAAGGCGATCCCGACAAGGAAGCGGGTTTCGATCACATGAATGACGCGCTGGGCTACATTGTTCACCGTTGCTTCGAGGTGGGCCGGGCCACCAGCGGCAAGGCGGTGCGCGGCCTGCGGCTCTATTGACTTGCGCTAGCCACCAATTATGGGCTAGGCTTCGCTCGGTTAGTTGAACCCGGCGGCCTCTTCGGACTCCCCGGCGGCTTCTAACCACCCCATTTCATCACTGCCATGACAACCACCCTCGCGTGGGTGGCGGTGATCCTGCTCTTCCCGCTCATCCTCCTGCTCTGGGCTACTGAGTCCCAGCAGCAGCGCATCCGTCGTCTGCACACTGCAGGCCTGAGCCAGACCAAGATCGCCAGCCGCCTCAACCTCTCCCGCTACACCGTTCGTAAGGCGCTAATGGCCTAGCTGCCAACATCAACCTCAACCTTGCCTTGAACACAGGCATACTCTGATCGTGGTATGGCCTTATCGCCTGATTAGTGCGATGATTCTCAAGTCACCGCAAGGTGATCTAGGCGCGGTGGGCTCCGGTCCGGCGAGGCTAGGTACGGCTAGGCCCGGCTCGGATTGGCGGGGCAAGGTGAGGTATGGGCTGCATACAGCTTCCATCTTCTGTACAACCATGACAGCAACTGCCCACCATCGCGTCACCAAGAAAGCTCAAGAGGCCCTTGGCATCACAGTGCTCAACGTGCTGCAGCACTGCGTGGTCATCCGCACCGAGCGCGGTCCTCGCTTCATGAGCCGTAAGGTGTTTGATTCCTGGGAAGCCAAGATGTGCTTACAGCAGGGCTCCTGACCGCGTGGCCCTGGCTTTTGGACAGAAAGGCTAGTTCGTGCCTTTCAAGCTGGCGCTGACTTTGAATTGGAGGCGTGCGTGGAGTGGCTAATTAACGAAGGTCATGAGTACGAGCATATTGCTTTGCAGAATGACCGCCGCCCCAAGCCGCCGAGCTTAAGGGAGCAGGCGCTTAGCGAACTGGACTCACTGGAAAACATGGGGGCGTGCAACGCTGACATTATTCGCCGCGCACTGGAGCAACTCAATGACTGACGACAACCACCCGATTAGACCGCCGCATGAGCTAGTGCAGCAATGGGTATCCCTTGCGTGTGAGAACGAAGGATATGAAACTTGGCAGGATCTCGCCACCCAAGCTGCTCGCTGGGGTGCGGACCAAGAATTGGAGGCGTGTTGCCAAGAGGTTCACGACTGGTACGGCAATGGCAACAGACTCCGCGCCGTCCGCCGCCCTAGGCCGCCAAGTTTGAAGGAGCAAGCGCTGGGTGCTCTCTACGCCATAGCCACAGGGGCTGATGACACCAGAGAGTTTCACCAAGACCTTGAAACAATTAAGCAAGCGCTTGAGTCCCTGCCCGATTAGTCAACATCACTCATGACTCAACAACTTTCACCCGCTGCTCAAGCAGTGCTGGATGCCTATGAAAAGGCAAATGATTGTTACAGAGAGGAATGGGGGCAGCTTGCCGCCGCTCTTCGAGCTGCTGCGGATCAAGTGGTGCCAGAGAAGCTGGAGAGCTACGGCATCCGCTATGAGCTGCTCGGGATTGCTGACGAGCTTGAAGCCCAGTAGTCCGATCAACTTCTATGTCTGAACTTTCCCCCGCCGCTAGGGCAGTTTTAGAAGCCGTAACTTGGAAAAAGTACGACGTGCCTCCAGAAGGACTGCCTGCTTTTGCCGAGGAGATGTCACCTTTGCTTGCTGTCGCTCTGCGTGCTGCTGCGAATCATTTAGATGATCCAACTTCTGCTCACACGCTTTACGCCATCGCTGATGAGCTTGAAAAGTAGAGCTGGGCTGGGCTTCACGAGGCCCAGCCCTCACCGCTTGCTCCGTAGGAAACCTAGGGAAAAGGCCTGATGTACAGCGCGTTCCCTAATAGCCTCAGCACTGCAAACGTGCTGACAACGATTCGTGATCTGAAGGTCTATGAGCCTTCGGCTGCGTGGTCGCGGATGGCTGAACGCTGGGCGCTGCTCGATACACTCAAGGGTGGCACCTTGGCAATGCAGCGTGCTGGTCAAAGGTATTTGCCGATTGAGCCAAGAGAGGACGAGGATGCTTACCGCTCTCGTTTGGCACGCTCTGTTTGTCCCCCCTACACCGAGCGCTTGGTTTCCATGCTGGCGGGCATGCTGACGCGCAAGCCGGTGCGGTTGGACAACGTGCCTGATGTGATCCAGCAGCACTTGTACGATGTTGATCTGTCTGGCAACGATCTAAACGTCTTCCTGCAGGAGATTGCTAAGACCTGCGTTCGCTACGGCCACGTTGGCGTTCTCGTTGATTACCCGAGGGGAGATGAAGGTGACGATACACCTGTAACTGATTTCAATAGGCCGTACTGGTCCTCCTATTCGCCATCGCAGATTTTGGGCTGGCGCACCGATGTTGTGAATGGTGCCCAAAAACTCACCCAACTGCGCCTCTATGAGCAGGTTGTCGTACCCTACGGCGATTTTGGAGAAGAACAGGTTGAGCAGGTCCGCGTACTGGAGATAGGCCGTTTCCGTCTGTATAGGAAGCAGGCATCAAGCTCACGAGACTGGGAGTTAATCTCTGAAGGGGAAACTTCACTAGGCGACACAATCCCGTTCGCGGTGGCCTACAGCGGCCGCACCGGCATCCTCGAATCCACCCCGCCTCTAGAAGAGGTGGCCTGGCTGAACCTCAAGGCCTACCGCTGCGAATCCGATCAGGCCAACATCCTCCACGTCGCTGCAGTCCCCCGTTACAACCTTTTCGGCGTGCCGGCCGAAGTCGATGAGCTAGAGGCTGGCCCCAACTCGGCCATGGCCTTCCCGGTCGATGCCCGCGCTGAGTTCACCGAACCCACCGGCACCAGCTACCAAGCCCGCTTCACTGAGCTGGATCGCATCGAGAAGCAGATCGCAGAACTGGGCCTGGCTGCTGTGCTCGGTCAGAACATGACCAATCAGGCTGCCGAATCCAAGGCCATCGAACGCAGCCAAGGCGACGCCGCTCTCCAGGCGGTGGCCATTGGCCTGCAAAACCTGATCGACAGCTGCCTGCAATTCCACGCCGCCTACCTGAACCTGCCCACCTCCGGCAGCAGCATGGTGAACAACGACTTCGTGGCCCGCACCCTGGAGCCCGCCCACGTCGCAGAGCTGATCAAGCTGCGCATGAACGGCGACATCACCCAAGAAACGCTGCTGATCCAGCTCGCTGACGGTGAGTGGCTCTACGACGACTTCAATGTGGATGCCGAGATTGAAGCCACGCAAGCGCAGCAAGCACAACGCTTGGACGCACAAGCCGCACAGCTTGATGCCAACCTCCAGCAGTTGAATTGAACCGCTAGCGAACGCTAGTTATACTTTCAGCGATACATCGATTGTTTCTGTTTTGTCTGACGATCTCGATCAGCAAGAGTCACCGAGCCAATCCTCGGTTGACGCTTCTGCGCTGCAGTCGAAGATTGAGTCTCTGATCCAGCACAACCAAAAGCTGGAGCGCCAACTCGGCCAGGCCAAAGACAAGCTGCGGGCTTTGCCGGATGGTGTGGACGTTGATGGGCTGATCAAGTTCAAACAGGAACACGAGCAGGCGCAGCTGGAGCAACAGGGCAAATACGCCGAAGCACGGCAAGCCCTTGAAGCGCAGTTCCGTGAGCGCGA